GTATTAATCTCGGTCAAGTTGGGGCTACGGCTGCTCTTACTTTTGGTGGAATTTTGGCTGCGACGGGTGATTTTGGAACCGCGTTACTTAGTACTTTTATTCAGATTTTTACCCAAATTATAGCTCAATCGTTTGCCAGTAGTTTTAGTTTTGCTGCTTCTGGTGGCTTAATTGGAAAACATATGGATGTTATGGGTGTTCAAAGACTTCAAAGTGGCGGATCAGTGGCTTACAGAGACCGTGTTCCAGCTCTGCTGGAACCAGGAGAGTTTGTTATCCGCAAACCGATTGCTCGACAAATTGGCGGACCTGCGCTTGAAAGAATGAATGCAACTGGCGCTGGTGGTGGAGGAATGCCTGAAATAAGTGTTAATGTAAAAAATGAAGGAACACCGAAACAAGGAGATGCCAGTGTTCAGCCTTCTTTCGATCCGAAAGAGTTTGTTGTTGATATTGTTTTGAAAGATTTGCGTAATAATGGGCCGATTAAACAGTCAATGCGGTCTGGTACCGGGAGACGCTAATGGCTACTGCAACTTATCCTGCTGACGCTACTCTTAATGCTCTAAGTTTTTCATCTACTGGAATTGCTAGTTACACAGCTAACGGAAGTCGAACTGACTATAATTTAGCTGAACCAGTTAAGTTTAAAGGAGAAGCTATTGTTCAGTTAAGTGGGATTATTCAGGCTCCTACTTCATATAGTATTAGTAATAATTTTAGTACCATTAATTTCTTTTCTCCTCCGGCTAACGGTGTTAAGGTTAAACTTACTTCTGTTACTTTACCTGACCGTTTTACTACTATTCGTAGTTTTCCTACTACTTTAATTGTAGAATATAACGATAATAGTAGTGATGCTAATAATATTGTAGACAGTAATACTTATGTTATTAACGGTAAAACTGTAGATTTCCGTATTCCTGTAGGAGCAGAAGATATTGCTAATGAGGATGCGTTAGAGGTGGTGATTCAAGGTGTGGCACAGCCTACTACTGCTTTTATTTATCCCAGCGGTAACGCGGCTCTTTCTGATGTTACTGTGCGTATTGCTAATCCTACGAGTACAAGTTTAGCTGCTTCGGTAGCTAATGCTTTTACTGCTGCTGAAATTGACGTTTTAACAATTCGAGCATTTGTTAGTAATATTACTAAAGACTTTTTGAGTTCGATGGCCGATAGAAAACCTGATCGAGGCATTGAAACTAATAAAACATTTGATGTTATTACTTTTGCCTCACAAGCTGGTTACGAAAAGAGACGATTACGTAGTCGCCGACCAAAAAGAGATTTTAGTTTAGAATATACTAATGTGAGCGGGTTAGAAAAGGAGGCAATTGAAGGTTTTTACGATGCTCGTAACGGTACTTTTGAAGCGTTCTTTTTTGATCTCACTCACGTTAATCAATTGGGGACTGTAATTACTAGGTTTGAAGGGCCTTTGGATATTAGTCATGATCACTCTTTAGACTCTACTAAACAAAATAACTTTTATAAAGTTAGCTTCGCTTTAAAAGAAGTATTTGACTAATGTCTACTCGCACTTATGATTATAAGTTATTTCTTAAAGCAGCTCAAAATTTTACTGTTGGGCTACAAGCAATTGGTAATACTTCTGAAACTTCTGGAGAGATTATTTTTCAAGATTTGGCTAATAATCTTTTAAAAGTCAAAGTTAATAACCTTGTCAATGAATATGAAGTGGGGGAATTTGTTCATTGTAATGTGATTCAAACTACTGGTACTACTGCAGCGGGAGTTCCTTTTTCAGCTATTCAGTTTTACTCTAATGCTGCGACCACGACTGTTAATGGAAATAACTTTATTATTAATGGGGCAACTAATACTTTTGCTCTTCCTACCACGACTGATGATGGAGAAAGCGCAACTGACTTTGCTAATTTAAATGCGTCAGAGATCACTGTTAAAGTAGATGGGATTCCATTAAGAAAAGATTTAATTATTTATCCCAGTACTAATGCTCTTAACGGTTTAGGACGGGCTGGATTTGATATTGTTCCTTTTATTTTTGAACCTGGAGAGGGTTTGATATCTATTAAAACTGATTCAGAAGGACGAGGGGTTGGCCCTAACGGTCAAATTGTTGATGCTGCTAATACACAACAAAAGTTTATTGATGCTTTTGAACAGAGAGAACGACAGGTTCCTGTAAATCGGGATAAGAGTGGACGAATAAGAACAGGTGGTAAAGGACAACAACTTCCAGGCTTTGCGACTGAAACATTTGATGTAGCAGTTCGTAATGTTAATAATAATTTTGTTACTGTTGCCACTTTTCCTCAAAGTAAAGATGCTAATTTGTCGGTTAGAATTGTTAGTGGTAATACCGAGTCTGTTCCCTACAACGCTCCTGTATTTTTAGAACAAAATACAATTGCGGTCACTAAACTTTTACGTTTAGATACTTCTGGGTTCGTCCGTATTAAAAATGCTTTTGAACAACCTCCTTTAGTAAGGTTATATGATATTTTCTATCCTGGAGAATGGTTTCCTGCTAACGGAGCTGGAAACCCGACAGGGGAAGGAGATGGGCTGGCGTGGCCTTTTGGTTTTCCTTATCGTTTTGCAGAGGTTCGTGGGGATACTATTTCTGATATTTCTTACAGGGCTTATTATGATGGTGATTCTTATCTATGTTATCCCATAGATTCTGGAGGCATCGGCCTATCTCAAAGTGGAGAGGTTAATCAAACTAGTGTAAAAATTGCTAACTTCGATTCGCTAATTGCTCAAATTGTAGAAGACCCTTTTTTAGTTGGTAATTGCGCTAATGCTGCTTATGGAACAGTTAATTTTGAGATTTTAGGCAATCTTGATCCTTATACTATTCCTACTAATGCTCTTTTTGATCAGGATGTGGTAGATAGTGATTACGCTGGCACTGTTAATGCTGCTATTACTTATGGCCGTTGTTCTACTATTGGTGGGATATGGGTTCCTGGAAAAGCTGATTCAAGGGATCTGTTAGGTGGTGTAGTTAGAATTAAATCTACTTTTGCAAACTTTTTAGATTATTGGCCTGAGTACAGTAGTATTCTTTCTTTAAATGGTAATGTGGTAGAACTTTACAGCACAGCTCCTTATCGAATTGGAGATAATGTTACGATTAAGGGGTCTCGGGGAAATCATGCTAATGTAGTAAATATTGTCGGTAACTTTATTGAAACTAGCGTACCATTTTCTAATGTTGGTTTGGGGACTCCTCTATTTATTGTAAATCCAGACGCTGATACAGATGCTTATGTGGAAGATGTTTTTAAAGTCGATCAGCTTCAAAGTTTGAATGGGGCATTTGCAGAATTTAACTTAACTAGTTGGTTACAATATTTTAAGCTTAGTTTTCCTCGACGTAAATATTATAAGAATACCTGCCCTTGGATTTATAAAGGAGAAGAATGTCAATATCCCTCAGATGGAACAGGGTTAATTCCTGGAACCTCTGGAGAAACTGTTTTTAGAGCTAACGGTTTCTTTACTGATAAAAATGTTTCTGTTGATACTGTTAAAGCTAACGATGTTTGTGCAAAAAGTTTTGTTGCTTGTAAGTTAAGAAATAATCAGATTCATTTTGGTGGATTTATTGGTACAGGTAGAACTATTCCTCAAGGTTAATGCAAAAATATCGCAAATATTTAGGTCGTCAGCACGATTATTTTAATACTAATTGTATTACCTTAATTGCAGACATTTATCAGGAAGAATTACAAAGAGATGATTTTAAAAAGATTTGGGATTATTTAGAGATTAAAGAAGGTCATCCTGAACAAAAAAGTCGTTGGTGGAAGATTTATACTTTACAAAGGTTATTAGAGTGTACTAAAGAGTATGCTACAGAAGTAAAAGATATTACGCAGTTACAAGAGTATGATGTTATTATGTTTAAGAGTGAAAAGAGCAGTCCGCTACATTTCGGCATGTACATAGGGCAAAATATGATGATTCATATAGAAGAGAAGTCCTATTCTCGAATTGATATGTTAAATCAAGATTGGAGAGAAAAAATTTACGGTGTCTACAGACGAAAAGTGGTATGAAAAATATGTTGGGTTTCCTTATTTACATTTAGGGAACGACATTCATGAGGGGATAGACTGTTTTAATTTAGTACGTTTAGTTTATAGACAAGAACTGAGTATTGATATTCCTTATGATACAAGTGATTTTTGTGATATTTTAGATGAACAATGGTATAACAAAACTCATGATAGACCTTTTGAAAAAGGAGCAACTTTGAGATATGGTTGGGAAAAGACTGATGTTCCTGAAATATACGGTCTTATTATAATGACTATTGGATCTACGAATTGTGCCAATCACTGTTCTATCTATGTAGATAAAAATAAAATGTTACAAACCATGTTAAATCACTCTTCTTGGATTGCTCCTTATGGGCGTTATTACAAACAATACACAATAGGAACTTACAAATGGAATCCGGTACATATGAAAATTTAATTAAGAGTATGCAACAGCATGCTGAGAAAGAGAATCCGAAAGAGTGTTGCGGCATTATTACTACAGATTTTTCGTATGTTCCTTACGATAATTTGTCGTCCGATCCTGAGAACTTTTTTGCTTTAGATCCGATGGCTTTTGTAGATCATCCCGATGATTGTTGGGGAATATTCCATTCTCATCCTGGACAAGCTAATCCTTTACCTAGCGAAAATGATATTGCTAGTACCTCATTTGAACAATATCGGTTTGTAGTCGGGTGGAAGGAAAAATTTTATTTATATTGGTATGATAGGAGTATAGATTCATTAAGATTTAAAAAGTTTACTGAGAAACACCTATGTCCTTAGTGACTCTTAAATTTCATCCCAATATTCAGAAATACACTAATGGGGTTGCTCAACATACTGTTGAGGTAAAAGACTTAGTCGATGTTCGTAATGCATTAGAGACTTTATTCCCTACTTTGGGTTTTCATATGAGACGAATTCGTTCTGGAGCGAATAAAATAGAAAATATAGCTTTGGTGGGTAAGAATAGAAGAATTTTACAAAGAGATGATTATAATCTAAATTATTTAAAAAAAGACGATACAGAATTGAGTGTGGTTCCTCTTTTTATTGGAGGTGGCAAGGCAGGAAAAATTATTATCGGAGCTGCGTTAATTGCTGTCGCTATTTACTCTGGTGGTACAGCTATTCCATTTATGACTCCATTTTTGTCTAGTATCGCTATGAATATAGGAACAACTTTAGTATTAAGTGGTGTTATGGGTATGTTAATGAAACCTTCTAAACCTGATTTTCAAGGACAACAGACTAGTGATACAGAGGCTCGAAGGGATAATAAAATTTTTAGTGGTTTAACTAATACGATAACTTCTAATACTCCAATCCCTATGGTATATGGAAGAACGCGGGTAGCAGGTCAATTTATAAGCGGAGAAATTAGAAGTCTTCAGCATGGGAGAAACGAAACTGTTAGAGTCTCAGACTCTTTTCCGGTAGGAGCAAGTTAGATAATGCATATTGAATATATAACTCCATACGCAGCCCCTCAAATTTGGGGTGCTAAAGGCGGTTGTTTTCCTGCAGATACTTCAGTATTAACACCTTCTGGCAGTACACCTATCCAAGACTGTCAGATAGGAGACAAAGTTTTATGTTACACTCCGGATGGAGAGGTGATGTCTCGTCCCATTACTGAGGTAGAAACACATGCGAAGCAAGATTTAATAGAGTTTGTTTTTGGAACAGCTAACTTAGTATTAACTCCGAATCATTGGGTATTAAAAGCATCAGGACAGTACGATTATGCCTTTAACTTTGAGGTTGGGGATTACTTAGTTGATTTAAAAGGCGAATCTCAAAAGATTTTGTATATTAACTCTATTCCTAAACAAGTTGTTTATATAATAACTGTTCAGGATTATCATACATTTTTTGCCGATGGTTTTCGAGTTCATAATAAAGGAGCAGGTAAATCAGGGGGTTCACCTGCGCCTGCTCCTACTGAAGAGCCAAATAATTTATTTTCGACGGATATTGTTTTTGCTACTATCGCTCTAGGAGAAGGACCCATTTATAGAGTTAATCCTTTAGGGCCTCAAGATATTGAAATTAACGAGGGAACTATTGATGATTTAATTAATTTGGATGGAGATGGGAAGGAAAATACGGATGTTTTTAAAACTATTACTCGTACTGGAACTTTAACTCAGGTAGAAATGCCAGTTTTTGGGCAAAGAACCGTAATTCCACAACAATTGGCAAGTAGGGTTTTTTTAAGAAAGGGTAATGTAGAGGGAGTTCCTAAATCGGAAGTTATACTTCAGAATACTAGTATTGATGATTACTCAGAATTAATTTTTACTTTTGGGATTCAGGCTCTTACCAGAGTAGATGAGCAAGGAAATATTTTTAACAAAGATTTGAATATACAGATTGAAGTTTTTGATCGCACGGGAACTACTGTATTGGGAGAGAAAGTAGTACGTGAGTTTCATAATAAAACAAATGTTCCTTTTCAGTTTCAAATTCAGTATCCTATTCCTAAAGCAAATCGTAGTAAGGCTGGTTATAAATTTACTATTAAAAAAATATCTAACGATTCAGACTCTTCTCGTGTTCAAGATTCCATTAGTTTCCAGACATGGTTAGAAGTTAAGGATGAGGTTTCTGCTTATCCTCGAACGGCGGTAATCGGGTATTCTTTATTAGCTTTTAATGAGCACGTAGGAGGGGTACCGACTTTTACCAGTGTGGTAAAAGGTTTGTTAGTAAAAGTTCCTAGTAATTATAACCAACCAATATTGTCTACTGGAGAGGTTGATTGGAGAGAGTTGGAGTTACCCGAGACAGGAGTTAATGGTTACACTACAAACGGGTATCGACTTCAAAGTTCAGGAACAGGTACTTTAAAAACTGATCTTAATCCTCAAATTTACAAAGGAGTGTGGGATGGTAGCTTCACTTTTTCTTGGACGCAAAATCCTGCTTGGATAATTTACGACATCTTAACTAACAGTACTTATGGTCTAGGAATACCGGATGGTAATATTGACATATTTCAGTTTTATAAGGTAGCCCAATACTGTGACGGAGTTGATGCAGCAACAGGAAAATGGGCTGGGGTAGATGGAATCTCTGATGGCACTTTTCGGCATAAACCTCAAGGTAAGTTTGGGACAGTTCGAGAAACTTTAATAGGAATAAATGAAGGTATTAATATAAAAGAAAGACGTTTTATTTTAGACTTGTTATTAGCTGACCAGCAACAAGCTTTTGATTTAATAAATCAGATTTGTGGTACTATTCGAGCTATCATTATATATAGCGGAGGAAAATTATCTTTACAGATTGATATGCCTGATGAAATACCTATTATGATTTTTAATGAAAGCAATATGAAACCTGATTCAGTACAGATTAGTGGTATTAGTGAAAGTGAGATTATTACAGGATGCGATGTTAATTACATTAATGTAGCTAACCACTATAAAAGAGAAACGATTAGGGTTGATGATCCCACCTCGGTGGATACTCTTAACCAGATTGAAAATATTAAAAATTTGGATTTACCTGGAGTAACACGACGTAGTCAAGCAGTAAGATACGCTCAATATATGATTGCCGCGAGTAAGTTTGTAAGACGAAAGATTGGGTTTGAAACTGATACGTCAGCTTTATCTTTAGTACCAGGAGACTTGATTGCAGTTCAGCAACGGTTGGCAGGAACTGCTTGGGGTTTTGGAGGGCGAGTAAGGGCAAATTCAGCTTTAAGAGGGTCGAGTAATACTCATACTGTTCAAACTTCCAATGTATTTTTAGAGCATTTTACTGCTCCGGCTATTACTTCCGCCGTATTTACGGCTAATACTTTTCCAGTAGGAATGCGGATTTTTAATAATCGTAATGATGATATGAGATTATATATTGTTAGTAATAATCATTACGATATAACGAGTACTGGTACTAAAGCAGACGGAACGTCTAACGTAAGTGGGGGTTCAGATTCAGTTACGGTTAAGGCTTTGGAATATTATGATTTAAAGACTCGAACTTGGAATGTCAATTTTGCATGGACAGCTAATACCGTACCTGCTCGTGGAGATATGTGGAATTTAGGAGAGGTTAATCCTGACAATTTTTACCGTGACACTACAGATAAGTTGTTTAAAATTAGCGACGTTCAACGAGACGAGGATGAGAAAGTTACAGTTACGGCAGCTGAGTATATTGCTAATGTTTATATTGACTCAGATACTGCTATTAATTATACCCCAGTTCGTTATGTAGATACTTATAGTCCTCTGGTTGCGCCACCAGCTCCGCAATTTATATTAACACCTAATCCTCGACAGCTTCCAGACGGAGGAGTGGTAACTGATATTGATATTTCTGATAGTACGGATGTTACTAACTATCCTATTGCAATTAAGACTATTTACGAATATGCTGTACCAAGTGCAGTCTCTGACATTTTAACGGTGAATCCATAATGGCGACTTTAAATTTTAAAGCATCTAATACTAGTCAGTTTTCTAATAACCAAGTTGCAGTGTTATTGGGAAAGAATAATTTTCAAACTATTTTTGGTTCCATTCCCCTTTTAGCTAATGCTGTTAGCGTAGTGGATGAAGACCCGGTTAAGAGGCCAAATGGTAATATTAAATTTACTTTGGTAGGATTTAACCAGTTACATGATTACAATTTTGATAAACACGTTTTAGCGGTTAACGACAAGACTTTTAAAGCTGCTAGCGGAACTATAAAAGGTGATGATTACGTTACTGTTCCAGTAATTGATAAAACTACTGATATTACTCAGCCAGATTTTCCTGGATCAGTTGGAGGTACTGTTACAGAACTAACTTATAACATTGTAGGATCTGATATTATTACAAATACCGTAAAAATTGTTAACGATCATTCTGGGGCAAAAACTTTATTTTTAAAATTAAAAGATCCTCCATTTTATGTTACTTTTCAACAATTGATTGATAAAGATCATTTAAAGGGGGCTACCACGTCAACTACCTCTGGTTGGAGACCTAACACTCCAAAAGCTGGTAATGTTTATATAGCAGGCTCAACAAAGACGTTAATTTTAGAGAACAATGTTTCTGGATTTACAGGAGCTAAAACTTTACCTTTAGGAGTAGATGTTAAATCTAAAAATTTTATTAAATTTTTTGTGGATGGGATTCAACAAGAAGATGATTCTTATACGTTTACTTTGGATAGTGATACTATAACTTTTGATTTTGGATCGGTTGCTGGGGCACAACGAAAAACAAGAACTGAGGCTACTTACTATACTGTTCCTGCAGTTGAAAAAGGCGATAATATAACTCTTTTTACAGGTAATACATATGCTGTCTCGAATGTAAGTTACGATCCGGCTTTTGCTACTGATTATAACGCTAGGATAACTGCTAACACTATTTATCGAATCACTTTAGGAGAGTCTTTAAAAGCTAATGTGGGAGGACGCACTATTCTTAACGTTACTCCTAATCCTTCAGGTTTTATTGGTAATGTTATTCAACCAGCAAATACATTTAGTTTTGATTATAATGCTTCTACTTTTCCTGGGAACTGGAATCTAGCTAATAACCAAATATACTCGTTAGCGAGTCAGTTAGAGTTTGAACAAATTTTTCTTGGAGAAACAACAAGAAAAACCATTCCTAATGTTCCTTTCGGTTTAAATGCTGTACGTGCTCGTAATAAAAATTCTGCAGGTCGATTGAGTAAGTTTACTAGTCGGTCTCTTTTTGTTAGACAAATTCCAATTAGAAGAGTGAGAAATTTAGAGATTACTGAAAGTTTCTTTATAGATACGATTAGGGGATTATCTACTCGTGCTACTATTTCTTTTGATGATATTACTGATCAAAATGTAACTGATTATGAAATTTCATATAAAATTTCAGGAACGCAGCTTATAGGG